TTTCTGGGAAAATTGGCGTCATTGCTCACTTATTTTTTCCGAAAGTTCCTAGTTCCGTGAAGACATATAAATCAATGACTTAACCGTGAGCCGTGAGCCGTGTATCGTTTTACGCCATTATTGACGCCCTACCCAACGCAGATGGGTACTATACCAAGCGACACGCAACACGGAACACGTGCCTACTCACTAAAACCGACTTGTTATGAATTTTTAAACTAGTGGTGGAATAAGCCACCACTAGCAAAGAAAGGACGTAAAAATGCCGAAACAGTTTTACAATCAAATATTAATATTATTTACTTAAAATGTCAAATTATTTTTTTAAGACTACAGCTTATGGTAGTACAACCTACACGAGTACAACCTATGGTAGCACAACCTATGCTTGTGCAACCTCTAATTTTACAATCTAAAGTTGTGTGTATTTTTGCAACACTAAAAATATATTTTTTATACCACAGATTAACCACACAAAAGCCAGATTGTTGCCACATTTGTCAAGTAAAGTAGTATTAAGCAAAAATAACAAAAGGACGAAAAATGAAAACAAGAAAGTTTAAGATAGCAACTTGGTTTATTGAAGACGAACTTTGTCATAAAGTTAGTATTTCTTATGACCACGAAACAGAAAGGGCTTATCAACTTTTAGATATTATTTATTCTAAATTAAAATACGATAGAAGAAGAAAATTTAATTCTATTGAAATTACAGAAGAAGAATATCAAACTTGGTATAAATATTTTTTAGAATATTATATTGATGATGATTCAATATATTATCGTACTGAAGAATATAAAGAGGCAAAAAAACTTTTGAGAAAACTAATTAATTTTTTTGGAGTTAGTTCTTTTGATGAAAGCCATAGAGCAGGGGCAAAATTAAAATTTGTTAAGGCTTTAATTAATAATGGAATAACAGCAGATAAAATTAGTAATACAGAACATTAATTAACCCAATGCTCTGACATCAGGGCATTGAGATAGTTAATAATGACTATCACAACAAAGGACGGAAAATGAAAAAAGAAAAAATACCCGTTTATGAATTTAGAGCCGTTGATACAGACGGGCGTTCTAGGTTTTGGGGACGGGGAAAAACAAAAGCAACAGCAAAAAAACAATGCGAGTTAGCCGTAAAAGAATACTTACAAAAACACGGCATAGCTTTAGCTTACATAAAAGACTACACCTTTAAAGACATTGGAGTTATTGGATATGTTGGCGAATATCCAAATCAAGAAAAACTAGATAGTGCTTTCATATATTAATTAAACCTTTGTACCCCCTTATTTTAGGGGGTACTACACCTCATCAAGACCTCAACTTAAGCATATACGGCCTTTTAAATAAGACTTTTATACAACTAAATAGTGAAAAATAATTAAATTTAATGTTTGACAAATTTGTCAAATAATGCGATTTGTCAATTCGTGAGTGTTGCGTTGAGAAATACATTTAGAAATAAATGACAAGGTCTTTGACTGAATTTCAGTAATACTCACACAAACAAACAAAAGGACTAAAAATGACTAAAAAATATAAATACGAGGTAGAAGAATACTCACAAGATACACGACACTTTTTTATTGAGAGTGCTGTTGAACTTGATGAAGATGAAATAAATGATTGCATAAGTAATGTAAGTTTAGATAAGCCCAACACTTACAAAGATGATGATTATAAAGTTTCTTTTAAAGGAACTGAATACGGCGATGATAGCCAAATAAATATATCGGAGGTTAAATAATGAAAAAACCTAGACTAAATTTAGTTCCCGCAACTGAAGATGAAAATGTATATCAGCATCATTTTTTACCAGAGGGAATTTTTACTACTTCGTGGGAAGATGTAAAAAATATTAAAGATTATATTAAAACTTTTAATGATAGGAAACTAAGAGAGGAACATAGATTATATACCTCGATTGAAAGACCAACGATACTTGAAAACTATTTCAAGGACTTTATTAAACAAGAAATAAACACAAGGGGGATTGGAGTATGAGTATTTACGCTAAATTAATACCTACTGAAAATTGTTCACTTTGTAATGTAGAAAACGAATATGTTTGTTTTGATTGTGAACATAATTTTATGAAACAAAACTACCCAAATTACTTTTACAATGATGATTGTAATTGGGAATTAAAAAAGGAGTTAGCATAATGAAAAAAGATAAAACACTATTACGTTTTAGGATTTATGACGGCGACAGAGAATATACCGATTACGCAATCATAGATAAAAAACAGCGTATTGCTTTTGATGATAAAGAAATTATTTCTAAATTCTTTTATGACAATGATGTCAGCAAAGAACAATTCTTATCTGATGGTAGAGCCGTTAGAATTGAAAGCGAAATACCTATAACTAATTTAGATGTAAAAAATCTAGAAAGTTTGAGTATGGCTTTCTTGCACGACTTTAAATTAGAGGAGGTAGCATAATGCTTGATACTAAATTAGAGAGCGCAATACAAAAGCTAGATGATACTTTCACTAAACAAAAAAGTATTGCAAATCAATTAGTGACCGAACACGGAAAATTGCAACAAGCATTAGCAAATATGTTAGTTAATGCCGATGAAGATTGTCCAAAACAATATAGGACGGAACATTTTTGTAGAGCAATTAATGATGGTTATTCATTACTTAAAACAATAGGCTACTTTAGAAAGAGAGTTAAATGACTAAACAATTAGAAGGCTACATTAAATTTAATGAGGTTGCCCAACAAAAGCTAGAGTTAATGTGGATAGAAAGAATAAATAAATTGTTAGTAGGTAAAAAAATAGTCAAAGTAGAATATATGACTGAGGAACTAGCAAAAGAACAAGGATGGTATAAAAGACCAATTCAAATTCTTTTGAACAATGGGATATGGCTTACACCGTCAATGGATGATGAGGGTAATGACGGAGGGGCATTGTTTACTAGTGATGATGATTTACCAACTATACCCGTAATATAACAATGAAAGGAAAAATGACTAAAAAAACATACGCAATAACTGCTTACTATAAAGATTATATGCTTTATCAAGTAGAGGCAGATAGTGTTGAGGAGGCAAAGAAAATAGCCCTAGAAAATAAAGAGGAGTGGGAAAGACCAGACGAACACGCAGAACAAGATTATTTCTTTCCCCCAATAATTGAAGATGTGGAGGAAGTGTAATGAAACTAAAACAAAGAAGCAAAGATAACTTAGTTGAAAGTTTAGTAGATTGGCACACGGAGGCTTATTATGCCAATAAATCATCATTTAAAACTAATGATGATGGGGCAGATGTAGGCAAAGACTACATAAAGTTTGAGGCTATGTTGAAAATAATTAAAAAACTAATAAGGGAGGCTAAATGAGCATACCAGATGTAGATGTTCCTATTGGTTTTCTTTATGAAACAACATTGATGAAATATGCAGGGGGCAAATTAACTAAAAATGGAATGATGATGTCGCCAGATGAGGCATTAGAGCATTTTAAGGAGTTAGCAGTAGATGAGGGTTTTGCCGTAAGCACAATAGAAAACTCAGCAGAAGAACTTTTGTATGATTTAAAAGAAGTAGAAGAAAGAAAATATCAAGAATACTTAGAGGAAAAAGAATGAAAAAGATAAATTTTGAGAAGTGGTTTGAAACATATAAACCTATTCCTAATCATATAGATAAAAAAGGAACTTACTGTGGAATAGATAGTGTTAATTATAGTTTTGAAACCTACGGCGCAGAAAAAGAATTTGTTGCTAAACAAGACCTAAAGAAGATTTGGACATTGGTTGAGGGCGACAAATATACGTGGATACAAAATGGTGCGTGGTTCGTGAACCGAGTGTGTTATTTCGTGTGTGAAAACCCTTTGGACATGGAACGTGGCGCTGTTTCAATTAAATACGGAAAAATATAACAAGGAGAAAAATGAAAGACATAAAAGACGTAGTAGCGTGGTTGGAAGAAGAATTGGCACACTTTGAAATGGCAGTTGAACAAAACAATTACGTATCTAAGGCAGATGAGATTAGATATAGAATGGCGCAGGAACTATTGGCTTGGACATTGGGATCAAAGTTTGATCCTAAGTATTCCGTGAGCCGTGTGCCGTGTGACTTGGAACAGGGGGCATAATGGGAATGCATAAACGCTTTTACATACTATTTAACGAACTTGCTTTTGACTACGATAGATTAAGCGATCACGGACAAAAGGCCTATTGCGAAATGCAAAAGATACTCGGACTTATAACTGAGGAAGAAATGCAGAAAGCATTAGATTACGAGAAAGAAAAACTAAACAACAAATCATTCGGGAGTAGAACATGAACATAAACAAACACGAACCTAATATTTGGCTTTTTATTATAGTAATGGCTTGGATATTATTAATCATGAGTATTATATTATGGAAGTAGAAGAATACGGAGTAAAAAAGTCTTGGGACGGATGGCGTACCTTTGCGTATGTTCGTGATGGTACACCAATGGGACTGATGCCTATAACTTGGGCTAATGAACTATTTAAAAATAAACAACAAGCTAAAACATTTATAGATGATTTAGCTACAAAAAATGGATGGAAGAAATGAAAGCGTGGACACCACCAACAGATTATTTAGACCTACCTAAACCACCACGACACTGTAAATATATGTGGTTAAGGTTTGATATTAAAACTAAAAAGTTTAAATATCCATTGGTAAGACATAAACAACTTAAAAATAAAAAAAGATTTCCTTTTATTTACATTAAACATTATGGTAAATGTGTAGGAATAGAGGGACTAACATTAGCTAAGGTAAAAATATGACATATTTTTTTATATGGGTAGGATTATTAATAGCTTTAATAGCTTTAATATTTTTTATAATATGGTGCTGTAAATGATAACTAAACATATGAAAGACATTAAAAAGTTATTAAAAGCATATCATAAAAAATGGGATTGCTTTGGTAAGCCTATTAAAAAACCAACTAAGAGGAAAAGAAGAAAATGAAAATAAAAGACTTAATAAAAGAACTAAAGCGTTATAAAGAGGATACGGATGTTATCTTTAAGATCATACCACCAGAAGAAGTATCAGATGATGACACTAGAGATATCACAGTCACGTGGTACGGGGAAATAGGTACATCACTATTAGATCAAGACAATCCCGCAATAGAACTTGGCCTACAGTATGAGAACGCAGACGATTGGGATGAGGAATGGAAAGAGGGTTATGATAAATTTTATGACGATGCAGATCAAGACATATAACAATAAAGGTAAAACAATGATAAATAAACAATGGGTAGAAAAGAACAGAGATAGACTAAAGAAATACCAAGCCGAATACTATTTAAACAATATAGATAAACTTAAAGCGTATAAACGTAATTGGTATCAATCGACTAGAAAGGAAAACAAATGAGTGGACATGACTATGCAATGTTTATAATATTTTTAGCAATAACTATATTATGTGTACTATAATAAAACGTTGGACAAGTAATTTCTTTTGGTATATGAATAAGAATAGATACGAACATAGAATTACTTTGTCGGAAAGATTTAGAGTTTTTTGGAAACTGCGTAATGAAAAGACTTGGGACGAGAAGTTTCAAGAGTGGCGCAGTATGAAACCATAACGATCTTTGTATGTCTATTTTGCTCCATTAAGTAGACGTACAATGCACACGTAAACGTGTCGGTGGGGTAGTTAGAATTTAGGAACTTTAACTACCCCCAATTATACACTACTTTTTATTCTTCGTCTTCTTCGTCATCAAAATCAGAATCTTCTTCAGATTCTAAAATCTCAACTTTTTCTCTGATATTCTCAATGTCTTCATTGATTCTATCTAGGATGTCTTGAATTGTTTCTTTTTTTTTAGCCATGAGATCTCCTTTCGAACGCATTATGTGCATTCATGAATATGGGATCAAGCCTATGCGGTAATAAATATACAAGTGAAAAGAGCTGTAGTTGCATCTTTTACAGTGTTTCTTAAATATTCTAATCTTTTTCTATGATATTTTTTAGAATCAGTATCTTTTGATTTTTTATATATAACATATTGTTTGTAATACTTAGCCCAAGCAACTTGTCTTTGATTAAATGAAATATCTCCACGTTCAATAGCACCTACATATTTTTCTTTTACTTTGTTTGGTTCAAAACCAGACCAATAACAAACGTCTTCAAAGTTATGATCTGAAAGCATTATCCATTCATGAGCATTAATTTTATAAATGCTTGATTTTCTATCTGATTGTTTAATTAAAGTATCTTCTAAAGCGTTTACTAACACACCTCGCCAAAGTTTTTGTTCAGGTACTAGTTCGTCTGTTCTAAGAGAAATGGTGGCAAATTCAATGCCCATAATTTTTAATAAGGTAAGAGAGTAAGTCACGGTAATATAATGTTATTTCTGGACTTTCTCTTGTCTTGAGGTAAAAATTGTAATCGTCATGTACATCCTCTATCAATTCTGAGATTTGCTGTCCAGACCAATGCTTTCCTTTCAGTGTAAATTCCTCAAATCTATCGTTCATTACTATATTGTAATGGTTATTTTTCATTTTTTCCACCCTTAACTACTCTTAAATTTAGTATTTTTGCTTGTTTTTGAATACTTTTTTTATGATTAATTTTCCATATAAAATGAATATCTGTCAAGAATTGTTGGTCATGTTTTTTATAACCAAAGCTATAACCACAATGTAATTGGAATAGAGTACCCGATACTAATGCGTAATCTTCAATAGAAAGTTTTCTAGCACAAATTTGTAATGATTTATGTAAATCAGTTGATTGATTTTTCATGTTTTTCTATTGGCTTTATCAACTTAGCGTCTCTAATTACTGTATCTAATAATTCATTAAAACTTTTATCATCTAAAACACCACGATATAATCTAAGTCCTTGTGAAAGTAATGTAGAAGCAACTAATTGCTCGTCTTCATATTTGTTTAATAAATGACGAATATAACTTAATAATTCTTTGTAGATATTAAATAATCTAGCGTGTTGTAATATATTTAATTTTTTATCTTTCATTTGAATAATATATAAAAACAATAAGAATACATAAAACTATAAAAGTATATTCATACCAATATAAATTTTTTATTAATTCAATCATTTTTTTAATAATTTTTTTAAATAAGCATCAATAGTCATTTTACTTTTATTTGCTCTAAATTTTACGTAGTCATGTGTAAGTTTTGAAATCATTGATGCGGGGTTTCTAAATTTTTCATCACACAATGCTCTTAGTATTTTATAATCATTAATTCGCATAGCGACACTTTTCCATTTTGTAATATCCATATTATTTCCTTTAGAATCTTAATAAGTATATTGTTCACAAGTGCGTGTCAATGCCTAAAAGACCAATAAACAAGCCATTTTTTAATGATTGCCCACGATAGCAAAGATATGATAAGATATGACATGAAGTTATATAGATACCACGTTAGATATGCTGGTCATTGTATTAGTCATGACGTATGGGCTTCCAACGATGAGGATTCTAGGAATAATTTCGTAAAAGAACTCAATGATGGTAAATACAAGATGACAAAAGAAATCACGTATTCGCCATCAAAGATGTTTATAACATATGAGGAACTAAATGTTTCTAAATAGTGAAGCCTTGTTGGCAAGAAAAATGATTCTTGAATCTAAATGGAATCAACAATTTCTTGATCAAGGAAAAGAAACTATCGACATGTTAAAAATTGAACTTGAATTGAAAGAACTTAAAAAACAATTAAGAGTTCAAGCAATACGTGACGAAATTTCTAGATTAAAAAACGAAGAAGAAGATATAAATTATATCGCTTCTTAAGTTTGTTTTAATTTTATTACGTTCTCTGTAAAGAGATGAAGACACTTCTCTGTGTATTTTTTCATTTTTCCTTCAAATAAGAATTGGAAATCCGTTACTGTTTTTTTAGCAATATGTCTTTCCCAAACAGCTACATTTAATCTACCAAGAAAATTAACTTCTTCTGGTGTTTTGGCTTTATAAAATAAACTACCATCAGCAAGTTTACCTTTTTTTAATACTGCAAATCTATTAGCGCCATTTCTAACATCGTTATTCCAATCAACAACCATAGGACATAACAATCCCTCTTGCCCCATAGAGAATTTAACAGTTTGTTTAAAATCATTATGAGCAGTATGTATTTGTTTTACATCATCAAACCATAATAACTCTAATCTCATTGGAAATAGTTGATAAAATGGATGTACAATGATCCGTGAGTCGTGGTGCTTGGTCTTAGCTAGCTTGTCCAAAGTCATCTCCTATGCTTATATCTACAACACTCGGTACTTTAAACTCCATACACGTTTCCATGATTTCTTTTATTTTCAATTCATCTCCAGCTTTTACATTAAAACATAATTCATCGTGAATTTGCAATATAGGAAGATAGCCTTGTTCATAACAAGATACGATTGCTTGTTTAGTTTGATCGGCAGCTGATCCTTGTATCAATCTATTTAATGCTTTATATGTAAAGGCACGTTTAATTCCGTCTTTACCATATTTAGCAACAGCGTTTTCAAATGTTTCAGCAGTATGAATACCAAAGTCTCTGGTTTCCCACATATCAAATCTACATTTTCTACCTTTCTTAGTACGAATAACACCCTCATCGTTTGCTTTTTTCATACATCTATCAGATAATTGTTTTACAAATGGAACTTTACGATTATATTTTGATATTAGTATTTCTGCTTCTTCTTTGGATAGTCCTAAAGAGTTGGCCAGTTTATTTTTTCCCATACCATACATTAATCCAAGTCCAATAGTTTTAGCTTGAGATCTTTCAATACCAACTAATTCTGCAATTGTTTGGTGAAAGTCTGCCGAAGCATTTTCATAAGCTCTAACTAGTTCTTGTGAACCCGCATAACCCTCGCCAATGGAAGCCGCATAGTGAACAACCATTCTAGGTTCTTGTTGTGAATAATCAAATGAACCCCACTTATGATCTTCTTCTGGTAAGAATAAGCCTCTAATCTTTTTAGCAAATTCTTTATTACGTGCAGGAAGTTGTTGTAGATTTGGGTTAGACATAGAAATACGACCAGATACTGTTCCCCCTTGATCTGATCTTAATTGATTAATCTCTGCATGAACTCTTCCTTTATGTTCATACTTTAAAATATTTGCAAGGAAAGTATTATGAAATTTATTAATTTCTCTTGCTTGTACAATCAGTTGTGAGATTTGATGTTTAGAATTGTGCAACCAGTTTTGTGTAAAGGATGGTGCACCTGTATTTTCAGTTCTAGGATATTCAATCTTTAATTTATCAAAAGCTTCTCCTATTTGTCTTGCCGCCCAAATATCTACATCTTTACCAACAAGCTTATTAATTTTATGTAGTATTACTTTTTCCTGCGCCGCAAACTCTACAGTTAATCTACTTGCTTTATCAACATCAACTCTAACACCTCTTTGGCGCATCTTAATTAATATTGGAAGTATTTTAGATTCTAATTCCCATATTGTAGTTAGATTCTGAGTTACGATTTCATGTTTAAATCGTTGCCATAATAGGTACGTGAGCCGTGCATCTTGTTCCGCATAGAAACCAACATGCTCTGCTGGTAATTTCCACATCTCAGATTTAGAATCAATACCATGATCTTTAGCCGCTTCATTTAAATCAGTTTCAGCTTTAATCTCACCTAAGTAATCTTTAGATATATTATTTAATGAATAAGACCATCTATTCTCATCTATAAGAGCAGCCGCTATCATGGTATCAATAATAACGCCATTAACAGTCATACCCATAGCTTGTAGCCAACCTAAATCGTACTGAGCATTATGAAATATTTTTTTATTAGGTAATGCACAAACACTCTTAATATATTTAAGAACTTGTTCAGGAACCATGTTACCACCACCAAAATGATTGAATGGATAATAACCCTGCCATCCATCTACGGCTACTGCAAAACCAATTACTTCTCCGTTATTAGTTGCCCAACCAGCACCTAGTCCTTTAGTAATTCCCTCGTCTCTTGTTTCTAAGTCAATTGCAATTTCTGGGTATGAAGATAAATCTTTATATTCACTTGGACACGACCAAATGCTTTTCTTAAACGTCATTGATAGTTGTAGGCTAGTCATTGTAGTCCCTTTCTATAATCATTTCGATATATTGTATTGCTTTAAGCAAATCTTGTTTCTTTCCTTTATCTTGGTGCCGACATATATACTTTATTATATTACCCTCTGCAAACAATATTTTGTTTTTATTAATGAACTGAGATGGTTGTATGGCATACTTTTTATAATGTGCCCCACCAACTTGTTTAAAAAATGCTTTATTACTCATTTCTTCTCCTGTAAGTAGACTAAATAATCTTTACCAACAGGATAGTTGTATTGGTTATCACTTGAAAGCAAATGTAATGTCTTCTTTGCTCTAGTGAACCCTGTGTAATAAACTTTTAGTTCGTCTATTTTGTCTTGTTTATTCTTTCTATTAAAATCAGAGGCGTAATCGTTTTTAGCTGATACAATTACATGATCAGCTTCTCCACCTTTAACAGAATGAATAGTATCTATAATGATTTGGGGTCTCTTGTCCAATTGTTCTTGCCCATATCGCTTTAATAATCTTATGAAGTAAATCTTTTGTTTAGAACTAAAGTTTCTTCTTAATACCCACCACCATTCTTTTGTTTGGAATTCATCATCTAATGATAAGCCACACCATTCTTTTAATTGTTTAAAATCATATGTAGTAAAATCAGGTTGATCTATCCAAAACTTTTCATCTCTATAATTAGAGTTATCAATTTCTCGTATAAATCTATATACATTTTCTGCATTCTTCTTATCAATAGATTTTCCTTTTGATATTGCAGTCCATGCTTTAATTGCGTTCCATTGTTTTTGATCAAAGGATTTAGTTTCTTTGCTATCTTCAAAATACAATCCTGCAGCTTTAGCACCCATTCTTAATTCATTAACGACTTTAGTAACTCTACCTAAAATATACCAAGTACCTTGTAGTTCATTAAAGGGTATCTCCATAAAACTCATATAACGTTTTACATAACCTTGTTCTTTATTAATTGTTTCAAATTCTTTCTCTACGCTATCTAATATTCCTCTACGAACTATTTGAGAGAAATCATATATAGCTTGATTAAATCTTCTTGTTTTATGTAATACGACTTTTCGGCCTGGAAAATATGTAGTAAAATACTTTGGGTCTGATCCATTCCATTTATATATAGCTTGGTCATCATCTCCTGCTAGATAAACACGTTTAACATTATCTACAATCTTATAAATAACTGACCATTGTAATGGTGTAAAATCTTGAGCTTCATCTAAAATTAAAATATCTAATGGTGGGAAAGTTACTTCATTGATAGCTCGTTCAATCATATCCTGTAAATCAATTAAAGGTCTTTCTCTTCCATTAAGTTTATAATGCTCGTAAGTAGATATCTTTCTTTGAAACACATCTATGTTATCTCTCTTATAAGATTCCATTTTATAAACAGACACTGGATCTTTCATCATGTTTCTTGATTTATCATATATACCTAATGACCAATCTTTATAAACAAAGTTATCATCTTCTAATCTACTATCGGAATACTTTATAAACTTTTCTTCTAGTGCAAAATCAATTAAACAATTTTTAATATCAAATATTTCTTCTTCAAAATATTTTCTGCAATATTTGTGCAATGTTTTAAATCTAGAAAAATCCTTTTCTGTATATTCTGGAAATGTAGCAAGAGTTCTATCTTTTGCGGTATCCACTGCTTTATTTGTAAAAGATATAAAAGCAATATTATTAGGATTAACTCCTCTTTTAATATGTCCCTTTAATACTTTTTCAATTAAAGTATATGTCTTTCCAGTTCCAGGCGGCCCAAATATCTTAACTGTCTTTTTGTATATTTGTTTTAACTTCTGGATTTCTAAATTTTCCTGTGTGGTAGTCATCGTCCATTTCACTTACATTGTTAATTTTTCCGTTGCTCTTTTTTATTGATTGATGATTAATAAACTTTGGCATAAGAGTATTCCAAACATTCTTAACACCTTTATGATATTCTAGCCTAGTGCAATTTAATAAACGTAATGCATCTACTGTAGAATTAAATACTTTACTCTTCTTATCTTTAAGCCACTTGTCTATTGTTGCTCTAGTAAAATAGCAAATGTTTGTTTTAGAATCTAATACGATATAACCGTCTTTTAATTTATCAAAATCATCTTGTTCTATTTTATCTTCAAAGAAATCTTTTAATGTTTGATATCTTTCATCTTCAACAATATCATTATAATTAAAATGTTCATTCTCTACAAATCTTTTCATTAATGCTGATAACATTACTTCATATGGATTTGGATTAGCTTTAGACTTAGGTAATGTTTTCCAAAATATTCCATGTCTCATTAATTTTAATCTCCAAGCTTTTTCATCAATCATATTTTCTGGTTGCATTACAATATGTTGTTTATCATAATCAAATTCATAGTAAGTTGTTTTTAAATCAAACGACTTCATAGGGTTTTTAAATTCATCTATGATCTGAGGTATTTCAGCTTGTATACCTAATGATCTAGTCATACATAGTTCTTTATTACATATAGGAGCTAGTTCTGGATGTTTACTTGGACATAAATAAAAGTATCCACCTTTTTTAACAGACTTTGCTGTATTCTCTACTTCTCTATCTTCTAATGGTATAGTAAATATTTCTCTATTTCTATTCTTACCTATTCTAACTAAATCTTCTAAAGTTATTAAAGGATTCTTTTTAGTCTCAAGTGTAAGTACGTTGAATAAAAAATTGTTTCTATTATTACCACTCCATTTCTCTTGTATTAATTTTTGTACACAAGGAGGATAGTTAGACCACTGTGCTTCTGGTTCATAGGTTGGAGTTTCAAAATTATTTAATTCCTGAATATTCATTTTCTTTTTATTTGCTAAAGCAATAAAAGATTGAAGATTAATCCCCATACCATTTTCTGCTATGGCATATTCAGATGTTAACTCAGCATTGGTATATGGCATACCAACAGCTTTGTTCATAGGGAACACTTCATTGGATAAAAAATATAAAGTATTCCATTTGTTTAATACTTTTTTAATATCATCAATGTTAGCCCAATCTTTTAAGAATAAAAATAAGTGTAAACCACCAGATTTAGATAATACTGGAATTAAAGGTAATTTTGAATTTGTAATTATATCTACATATTTCTTTGATGAATAATCTTGATAGTTTTTTGGATCAATATCTATACATCCCCAGATAGCTTTATCCTCCCTTTCTGGTTTAAGACCAATAACAATTTTACCATCAACATGATCTTTCCATATCTCCTCTGTTAGTGGCTTATGAATGGTTAAGTAATCTGCTTTTCTCTTACCCCTTTCATCCTTACCACCCGTTAGAGTGGCTTGGATGTATTGGGTATTGTTTCCAGCAAATAGTTCCGCTAGTTGCTTATACATAAATTAAAACGGAACTGATTCTGTATTACTTTTAGGTTGTTGTGTTTCCTCTTTACCGAAATCAACTTTACCAAAGATATCTGACTTAATAGCACTTTCATAAAATGCTTTAGTCATTTCTAATAGCTTGGCATACTGAGGATCGTTTAGGTATTTATTAAATTCAATTACCCAACCGAACCAATTGTTTCCAGAATTAGATTCTTTAGTTGTTATTAATTTGTAAGCTGTTGCCCAAGACGGAGGACAAAAGAAACCCTTAGACCCTTGTAGTCTTCTACTTTGCATCATAGAATTCCAAGTCTTAGATTTTTTCTTTTGAGTAGACTTCATAGCAATCAAAGCTGTTTCAATTGGATTGTAATCTTTATCCAATATGTAAACAAAGTGATTACCAGTATCTTCAATATAATTACCATTTGGTAATCTATCTTTATTGTCTTCTCCTCTTTTTGTGTCTCTCATAATAGCAGGATCTAAATGAATACCTACTGGACGACCTTTACTGTCTCCTCTATCTTTCCATTCATTAAATGTATTAATGTATAGACAAGGAACTACAATAATTCCGTCTTTACCTTTATACAAATTTCCTGTTGTTTCATTATAGATATCGCCTTGCTTTGCATTGGCGTTATACTTTCCACTACCCTCATCTAATACTTCTGAACTTGCATATAGTATTTTTAAGATTGGTAGTTTCGTGTCACGTGCTGTGACATACTCTGAACCCTGCCCAGCGGATGCTTCTAAATCCATTATGCTAGGTAGTGGTGCTTCTTTCTTTACAGCTACTTCAGTTTTTACTGAAGCAGGTTTTACTTGTGCGTTTGCCATGGTTACTCCTTCGTTGTTAGTTTTGTTTTATTCGCTGTATATATCCCGAACAAGTCTTCTGGTAATCCTTTGCCATCATTTATTTGCTCTTTAATGAAAGCCTTTAGAGTACCCGAATGTACTGTCGTAGATTGGAAAACATTATATCCTTTTGATTTTAATTGTGCAACTAGATTATTTGCTTCTAAATCTTGGTTCATACCAAAATCTAAAGATACATTGTTTTTTATTAGATCTCCAAAGTTATTCTCACGAAGCCAAGCGAATGCAGCTTCTTTTTTATCCTCAGAGATTTTACCATAGTAGTAGGGACTGACTTTTACTTCAGTTCCATCTTCTAGTTTTATCATAGATATACCTGCTGATTGCATTAAGCTAGGGATAGCATGTTCAGAAAGAAATTTTTCTTGCTCTTTAACCTTGTTTAGTTTTTCTTCAATCGTTTTTATTTCATTCTGAAGATCTATTAGCTCATTGCATTTTACAGCTATATCTTTTGCCATACTTGTATCAACCCTTATCTTGGTTGATTCTGCTTCTAAGTCCATAAAGACCTCCTATGAATATGCTTATATTTATTTATTTGACAATGTAAAGCGAAAAATGTAAAAATATTAATAATACTTTTTTAAGTATAGAAACACGAATGACGAAACAATTTGAATATAAAACTAAGCCCTTTGAACATCAAAGAGAAGCTTTAAAAAAAGGTGCAAAAGAAAAGAATTTTGCATATTTTATGGAAATGGGTACTGGTAAAACTAAAGTAGCCATTGATAATGCTGCATACTTATTTACAGTAAGTGAAGTAAATACAGTAATAGTAATAGCACCAAATTCTGTTTATCGTAACTGGGATAAAGAAATAACAGCGCATTGTTCTGTAGAACATACAATATCTATACATAAAGAACATGATAAATTTGATTACCAACATGAGAAATTAAACTTCTTTTTAATTAACGTAGAAGCATTAAGTCATCCTAGCGGTGTTCAAGCATTAGAAAAAATCATTAAACCAACTAAAGATAAATTAATGATGATAATAGATGAATCTACAACTATTAAAAATAAAGGCGCTAAAAGAACTAAAAATTTAATTAAGCTTGGTTTAGATGCTAAATATAAAAGAATACTTACAGGCTCTCCTGTAACCAAATCTCCATTAGACCTATATAGTCAGTGTGCTTTCTTAGATAAAGCATTATTAGGATTTACTTCATTTCTTACTTTTAGAAATAGATATGCAGTAATGAGATTAATAGATATGGGAGGTAGAGCAATAGAGATACCCCAGTACTATACTAATCTAGACGAATTAGAAAATAAACTTAAAACATTTTCATTTAGAGTTAAGAAAGAAGATTGTTTAGATTTACCAGAAAAAATATATCAAAGAAGAAGTTTACATTTAGGTAAAGAACAACAAGAAGTTTATAATAGATTAAAGAAAGCTGCCTTTGTTATATTACAAGATTCAGAAGTTAGCTTTACTAATAAGTTAACGGAGATATTAAGACTACATCAAGTATGTAATGGCTTTGTTAAAATGGATAACCAAGAAATAACTGTATTTGAAAATTGTCCTAAACTAAAAGAACTAATAGAAATAGTAGAAGAAGCTGATGGTAAATTTATTATATGGGCTAATTATATATACAACATAGAATCCATTATTGATAAATTAAAAAAGACATACGGCTCTGATAGCACTGTAAGTATATACGGAGCAATAACTCCAGAACAAAGACAAGAGGCTGTTAGACGTTTTCAAGAAGATGATAAGTGTAGATTCTTTGTAGGTAACCCAAGTACTGGTGGTTATGGCTTAACTTTAACTAAAGCATCTTATGTAATTTACTTTAGTAATAGTTATAATTTAGAAGTTAGACAACAATCAGAAGATAGAGCGCATAGAATAGGACAAACTAAAAATGTTCTTTATATAGATTTAGTTGCTGAAAAAACTATTGATGAATTGATTATAGCTGCTTTAAAAAATAAGATTAAGATATCCGCAGAAACACTTGGTGAAGTTATTAACAAGTGGTTGTAAATTTAATTTGACTTTGATTTAAATATAGATACTAATCTATATTAATAATGTCTTGTTATTTGGGCCACATGTGGTGGCCCAAATTTAATTAGGAAACAAATTCCCATTCAGATTCGTTATAAGGTATCATTACTTGATATCTATTTTAACACCTTCAAAATCTTTAGGTTCATTAAAACCAAATTTAATTTTAAGTAGACCATCTTTCATTTCAGCTTCATCAACTATTACATCTTTAGCTAACTCGAACTGTTTAAAAAATTTTCTAAACGCTAAACCTTTTTGTACATAGTCTATGTTTTTATCTTCTACTTTTCCCTCTACAGTTAAGATACCGTCTTTAACTTCTACAAGTACATTTTCTTTGTTGTATCCAGCTAAACCGATTTCTATTCCATATTTACCTTTTGTGTATTTAACTACATTGTAAAATGGGAATGATTGTGCTTTTGACCACGTGTCAAAAATATTTTCAAACGCATCATCAAAAAACTTTGTTGATCCGTTGAATATTTGCTTATTTAAATTATTGAAAACATCTAAGTTTGTCATAATTATCTCCTTTTGTTAAAGCAAGTTAATTGACCCACCCCTATGGTGCAGTCCTGTATATTATATAGTAATTAGTTAGAGGATTTCAAGACCTTATCACTAGGTAAGTTCTTTAAGGTCGTGTTCTCTATCAAGGAATTTATATTCTATTTTATGGATTGTAAAATCTTTTTCAATTTTATTACAAATAGTTTCTGGATTAAATTCTCCACAACTGTAAACATCAAATTGCATTAGTGCAGGATGAACTTCATCCCATACGTGCATTACTATGTGTGATGTTTCTATAATAGCAGCGCCAGTGATACCACGGTTGCCTATCATATTAGAATATTTAACATATGGACCCATCATTACTTTCATTCCAATTTCTGTAATGAAGTCATTTAACCAACGCCTAAGAAACTCCTCGTCCATCGGTGGGCGATAGACTTCAGCACGAACAATTAAATGTTTGTGAACAAGTAAATTATTATCCATTGACTGACATTGTATGATATTTTTGAACTCTGTCAAACCACTTGCCCTCATATTCTAAAAGTTTTTTTTGATCCATTTTAAATTGCTGATATACTCCATCCTTAGTACAAATACAAATCAGACCCTGTTCTATGTTTCCATAGTTCTTTTTATGAGCAAGAGAGTAGGCAGCGATTTGATAATAATAATCTTCAATCCAATCTTCTCTTTTTAGTTTATTTGCTTGTTTAAAATCTATAATAGTATCCTTGCCATCAAAGTTACCCACAAGGTCTGTGGATCCTGCCCACTGATCATTATAAGCAAGGCTAACCTCATTTCCATATATAATCTTTAATGGTTCTAGATTCTCTATGATCTTATGGGCCATAATCCTTGATTGAGCCCCTTTAGAGCTTAGGTTTAAGTATCCAACACCGTTCATATAGTTCTCAAGAACATAATGCATCTCCGTGCCTCTATTAGCGGCCTGTGTGGTTATAGCTTGAGCTTCTTGATAACCTATTCTAGCTCTCCAAGCATCTAAGGAAGCCTGCTTTTCTTTGGAAGATGTCTTTGACAATATTGTAGTAACGGATGGAACTTTCTTTTCCCCAACGAGATAGGTCCGTGGGCCGTGGTCATCGTCTCTTAAATATTTAGTGTATTGGTATTTGTCCACCCTTGTAAAGTCAGTGACAATAAAACTAGTATCTTCTCTAATAAGTTTCATACCACTTATTAGATTAACTATTGGTAATGGTCAATTATTATTTAATTAATTTAAAGGCTATTGCAAGAAGCGTAAGGATTAATGCTCCCATACCACCGATCATAGACCAAAGGATCTTGTCTACTTTCTTTTCTATTTTATAGATAGCACAACTCATATGCTTTAGGTGATTATTTTTAATTATAGCTATATCTTTTTTTAAGTTATCTACTCTACTATATAAGTCTATCATATGATCTTCTAATCGTGATTTTATAATTCTTTTCATAATCTACCAAACAAGTTAGTATATTGATTAATACGTTCTTGAGGAATATTAGTTATTTTACCACTAGCTCCAGAAGTAACTTGAGTTTGTACTGGTTTTAAATTAGCTGTTGATTTAACTGGTTGTGCTGCAGCTTGTGTTGCTTTTTGTTCAGTTACAGCTTTAGATATATTTTCTCCAGCTTTATTTTTTTCAGAAGTACCTGCAGATTTTTTAATCATTTCTAAATATTGATTAGATAATTGTGCTGTATCATTATCACTATTACCAGCAATAATTCCCATTTTTCCAAGATGTTCTGCTACACCATCTAATCCTTTATTGCCCGCAATTTTTGTTCCTGATGCAATCCATTCTAAAAATTTTGGATTAGACATTATTTTTAAAGCAGCTGCTCCACCGTAACCAAATATTGGAATACCTAATAAAAACATAGGATCACCTGTTCCAGCAGCTAATCCAGCTCCTGCTCCTACCACAAGTCCTGTTCCAGCTGTACCTTTAGTAACTGTTGAAGCTAAATCTTTAAATGGGTTTTGTAGTTCAATATAACTTGCAATTCTATTAATTTCTTTTAATGAATTATTTAAAGTTTTATAACCTTTACCATTACCACCAAATAATGCTTTTTTAGCAGAATCTTCCATAGCGCCATAGTTATCCAAAAATACTCTTGTATTAAAAGTATTAGTTCTACCGAATGCTGCAAGTTCTCCTTTAACTGGAGCTGATCCTAATCTATCAATAACAGTTGCTACTAAAACTTTATATTCATCAGGAGTTAATGCTTTTTGTAATGCACTGATTTGAGAAGCGCCTGTTTTTGATTTATTTATTAAACTATTAACTAATCCATCAACATCTGCTTTTTTAGCAATTGGTTCTAAAAAATCGTCTATTAATTTTAAATTAGTTTGATACCAACCGTCTGTCTTTTTCATTAAAGTTAATGCTCGTTTATCAGGAAGATTTCCTACAGCATTTTGAATATCTCTTGATAGTTCTCCATATAATTTTTTATAAGTAGCTCTTGGAAGAGGATCTATAAGAACTGGATTACCTAATTTTTTTCCTATCTCTGTTCTAAGTATTCTTGCTTTTCCATAATTAATAGTTCCTTCTTCTCCAGCATCTTTAACCAAAGCAGCATACATTTTAGATAATTTTGGATCATTTAAAACTTTATTTAAATTAGGAAAAGAAACGTCCCCTACTTCTTTTTTTAAAAACCCAAATGTATTATTTAAACTAACAGTAGTATTTTTACCTATAATATCATCTAAAGCACCGTACTTAACAGTTGCTTGATCTCTAAATCTTTCAAAAAATCCAGATCTATTAGTAATACCATATTCAGTATCTCCTAAAGGTAATCTTCCTGGTCCTCTTTCTTTTATTAATCCACGTTGTACTATTTTAGATGTAACATCTCCTGGAATTTCTGTTGTTGGAATTTCTAAATTTTTAGTTACAATTTCTCCAAATCTTTTACCTAAACTATTTTGTGCTGCTTCTGCATTTGATCTTAATATTGGGGCTGCAAATGGAACGTTAGCAAATGTTGTTTCAAGTGTATCTACTACTTTGTTATCTGTAATTTGTCCAAATGTAGGACGTGTGTCATATTTTTGAAATAGGGTTAACTTATCTTTCATATTTAATTCAATACCTTTATCAATTTTATCTGTTAGAGATAAAGAATTGTAAGCTGCTTTTCCTTCTGCAGCGGGAACACCTAATACTTCAGCAGTCTTTGTATAAATTGCTTTTTCAGATCCTCCTTTTAATAAATATTTAGTTCCACCCAGTACTAATGGAAGAGCTGCTTGAGACAGTGATCCTAAAGCAAATTCTCCTAATCTTTCTTTTGCGTGATCTGTTAAAGATCTATCTATTTCAGTACCCGCTAATCTTCCTAATTGTTCTATAAGTTCTGTACTACCCGCTAATCCAGCTCCTGAAGCTGCAATAACAGCCCCTGGTCCACCAGGAGCAGCTGCAATTGCTGCTGCAGTAGAGCCTACAATACCAGCTATATCTCTAGAAGCATCTATTACATCTTTAAAATTTTTTTTTGATTTATCATCTAAAATAAATTTTTTATTATTTACATCTGTAACAATAAAATTAGTAGGATCATATTCATCTTGTTTTACATCTTTAAAAAATTTTTTTAATGTTAAAAATTTAGAATCTAGGTTTGGCGCTGCCGCTACAGCAAATCTTATTTTAGCATCTACTTCAGGTAATTTATAATACCCAGTTGCTGGATCTATATCGCTTTCAGCAACACCCGATGGTGTTTTAGCATAAGTTGCTTTTATCTCATTTATAAAATCAAACTCTTCTTTAGTGATTTGGTCTCCAGCTATTTCAATGTTTAAGCCTTCAACATTAATAACTTTACCCATTATTGTTTAACGGTTGATGATTTTTTAGGCCTCCAAACACCTGCTTTAGGATCTAAAGCGTGTGGTACTCCTCCATAAAATTTAATCTTTTCTCCATCAATAGTTAATACATTTGGATCTTCTTTAACTGGAATTCCTGCTGCAGCAACTTGTCCTTTAACATAACCAGGAGATTCAAAGAAAGTTAAGCCGCCTTGTTCAATAAAAGCTTTTGCTCCTTTTGGATCAATTCTATTAATTAAATTAACTTTATCTGTTTCTATACCTTTTCTCATTCCTCTTATTTGTTCTAATAATGCTGCTTGATCAGTTGTTGTAACACCACCAGCTAAAGCATCTTGAAATCTATTAAACTCAGAATCTGTAACCGCAGCACCTGATTGATCTTTTAATCTAATGTTAATTACATTTTGAAGTTTTGCTCTTAATATTTTTCCTTCAGTACTAGGAAGAGGATTTCTTCCACCGATAGGACCAATACCTGGTAAATCTCCGCCTTCTCCTTTTTGTGCAAGAGTTTGTAAATATTCTTCTAAATCTCTTAAAGCACCATCTGTTGATCTAATATTAAATTTTTCTAATTGTGTGTTAATTTCTTTATTTGAATCACTTACTTTAAATACTTCTTTAGCAATACCTGTTACAGCACCATCTTCAACATTTAATAAAATTTCATCTGCTGCACTATAACCTAAACCTAACTTTTCAGCCTCTGTTGCTTTTTTAATTCCTTTTGCAGTTGTTTTCTTTTTACCTTCAATTTCAGCCATTTTTAAACCAATAGCTGGTATTTGAGATACACCTTCACCAACAGCACCAAATAAAGAAGACAATGCTGATTCACCTGGTCTTTGTTTTGCTTGTAATAATTGAGCAGCAATAGGAGCAAGTAAATAACCTAATTTTTCTCCTTCAGTAAAAGTAGAGCTGCTTGTTGAAACTTCTCCACCTTCAGCTAATTTTAAAGTAGCTATACCGCCTTCATTAAATTTTTTTGGTTTAATCTCTTCAACATATTTCTCGCGAAATAATTTTCTTGATAAAATTGTATCCATTATTTTTTAGCTGCAATGTTATAAGCCGCATATGCTCCTAAACCAGTACCTACAGCTTGAGCCAGTGGATTAGATCCAGGAGCCGTGGTCGCTGTTACGGAACTCTGCGTAGTTGGTAAGTTAGTCATTATATTCTTTAAGAATTCTGTTCTTTGATAAGGTTCATAAGCTTGTTGTAATTGCGTCTGTCTTGAAGCTTCTAAAGCTTGTTGTCCAAGTTGTTGTTGTATTCCACCAGCTTGTAATAAACTTTGTATATCACCTTGTTGCATTGCTTGTTGTTGAGCGCCTGCTCCAAGTAAAGCTTGTCCAGCACCTAATCCAACTTGTTGTTGTTGCTGTGCCGCTTGTAATGCAGTATTGAATCCTTGTTGTTGAGCTTGTCCTATATTTTGTTGTGTTGCTCTTTGTAGTTCAGCTCTTTGCACACCTTCTCTTCCACCACCAAATGCACCAGCATTAACTGCTTGTGCGGATAATTGATTTTGTTGCATGCCTGCTTGTCTATTAATTTCATCTAATACATATGATTGATATGGATTATAAAATTGAGAAATGTTTGGTCCAGCAGCAGCTTGTTGAAGACTAGCTATACCTTGTTGTGCAGCCTGTTGACCAACACCTGTTTGACCAGCCATACCAAATCCAGTTTGTTGTAATTGACTTGGTGCAGCAACTTGTATTGCTGGTAATGAAATTGGTTGTTGTGCTAACTTTGCTGCTTCATCATATAAAGCGAGTTTACGTGCTTCAATCTCTGGAGCTTCTCTTACTGTTTGTACAGCAGTTGTGTTAGCAGGTACTCCGCCGCCACCGCCTCCGCCTTTACCCATATAATTTTTCCTCTGTTAATGGAAGTTCGTAAGTAATCCAACTTGCTCTAACTCCATTGTTTGAAAATATTTTAACCCAACCTGGTCTTCCGCTAGATTCAATACCATCACAATTCATATCAATTGCAAATTTTCTTAATTTATCTAACATAGGTTGTTTCCATTCTTTTAAATCATATCCACCTGTAAAGTGCATACATAAGAATTTCTTTTGAGGATACTCAGTAATGTTTGTTACAACAGCTCCTTTATAAACACCATCAACACATATTACCCATAAATGATAATTTCTGTGCATGATAGCATCATAAATATTTTGTAAATTATATCTGCCGTAAGTATATTTTACGGACTTCATTAAATGATCTTTAACCTTTGGCCAAAACTCATTTAGGTCTTTAGGTAATATTAAACTTGTTATAATCATATTAACTCTTTTTGTAATTCTACGTTTTTAACTTTCCAACCATATTGTTTTACTATCTTACTCCAACCTGGTCTAGCTAGTATACATAATCTTTTACAATCGTTTTGTATTGCAAAATTTTCAACCATGGATACCATCTCGTCTTGCCACAATTCTCTTTTTTCTCCAGTTAAAATGATACCTTCTAACTGTCTTAAATTAGGCTGGTCCGTGATCCGTGTAACGAGGCAACCAAATACTTTCTGTTTAAGCCCGTCATCTGAACCAAATACCAAGAATAATTGCATGCTACCATCAATTAAAGAATCTTTAATATGATAAGCACTGTAAGCGCCCCCTGAGTACTTTAAAGATTCTGCAACCATAAAATTTACTAATGGCCAAAATCTTTCTACATCTGTGTTATGGATGTGAAGGACGTCTACTCGTTTCTCAATTAGTCTTTCTGCTTGCATCTAATAAATCAAATATTCTTTTAAATTTAGCTTGTTGATCATAGAAGTACGAAGCACCTAATTTTCTCATTTCTTTCATATTATTTGGTGATGCACCTGCCATAATCCCAGCACCTAAAACAGCATCAGTACGAGACACAAATTCTCCATCTGCTAATTGTGCAAGAATAGTATCTGTATCTTTTTCACCTGTACCTGATCCATCTTCCACGTATCCTGAAGCTCTAATGTAGTTATAGACATCATTCTCATCGTGTGTAATTTTTGATGGCATGTAGTTAACTCCGCCAACTGCAAATCTTGGTAATGCATTTACAATACCACCTTGATTAAATGTGTACATAGAACCTTGACCATAATTATATGGACTCATTGATGTATAAGTTGGTTTAGCTGTATTTCTTAAATTTTTTAAACTTTCTGATTGTTCTGCGTAAGCTTTTTTATATTCTTCATCTGTGTATCCAGCTTTTTCTGGTTCTGGTGTATCTTGAAATGCTGCTGCAACTGTAGGTAATGCAACTGCTCCTGTAATTAATTTTTCAGTTGGTGAAAGAGCTTGGTATCCTGTTGCTGGTACTGCTGCCTGCGCAGGTACTGCTGCTTGATACGCTCTCTCTGGTTGTAAAAGAGCTCCTGTAGTTTTATCTGTTATAGCTTCTCTGTAAGTTTGTTCAGGTATTCCTGTTACTGCTGGTGTTCCTGGTGAACCATATAAAGAACTTATACCTTGTCCAACTGCTGTTTGTCCGAACTGACTCATAATTCCTGTGTTACCTGCTGCTGATGTTGCAGCATCGTAAGCTAAAGAATTTGCAGCGTTTGCACTTGGCCCAAGAGATCCTAAAAAAGATCCTTCTTGTCCTAATGTAAAACCTTTAATACCTAAATCAGCTCCTACTGAAGTAGCGGAAAGAGCTTGTGCTCCTGTAGCCGCTAGTAATGCGTCTCGAAATGATTTACCTGTAGATTGTCCTCTTAATTTTTGTACGCCAAATACGGCTAAAGCGATTGTAAATGGATCCATATTTTTAATTTAGTTAACTAAATGTTATTATAACTAATTAATGAAATATGTACAATATCGTTGCTATTTATCTGATTTTTCTAGGTCTTTAGGATCTATATCACTATTGATAATAGTGCCTGGTACTTCAGCTTTATCTTCTGTAACTATAAATTCATCAATTAATCTACCTGTATAACCAAATTCTCCATAATGAGATATGTATTCATCAACTAAAGCATACATTTTAATACCAGCATGTTTAGCTAATTTACAGAAATAAAAGTCTTCTCCAGTATAAGTTTTTTCATTTGGATCCCAATAGGTATCAAAGAAATTATACATGTTTTCTCTTTCAACTAATTTACCATCAATTAATGTATGTTGTTTAATTGTAAACTCTGGGTATTCTTTTATTAATTTTTTAATAGCTTCTCTTTTAATTAACATAAATCCAGCAGGTCCTCTTTCAACTTCTATAAAACCATTTTCAATTTTTATGTTTTTAGAATCTGTAATAGACATTGTATATTGATTACCTAATAACATTGGATCTAGTGTAGAACCAGTTTCAATTTTCTTTTTAATTTTTTCAAAGTCTATAGATTTAATTGGATAAGGAACCATACAAATATCTTTGTCATAGTTAACCATTTTTTCAAACATTTTATATGAATATGCAATATCAGAATCTACAAACAATAAATGAGTACACTGAGAAGATAAAAAAGCAGATACACATAACTGTCTCCCCTGTGTAACTAAACTACTTTTCATTACCTGAAACATTATAGGTATTTTTCTAACGTAACATTCTTTTTGAAATTCTAATGAAGCTTTAAAATAATGAATTGAAACCTCTGAATGAACTGGAGTACCTACAAATAATCTTATATCTTTACTTGATGCCATTTAAAAAATTTTCCCAATTTCCTTTAATAATGTCCCAATGATAAAACTGTTTATAGTATTGCATTTGAAACTTTAATTTATCTTCTTCTATATTATTTAATACTTCAGGTAAAGACTCTATTACATATGTAAATTGATTTGCTAGTTTCTTCTTGTCTTTTAGATAAGGTATATAGATTGGAAAATCTGCGCAGGTCTCGTATAAAGCACCGAGGTCCGTGGTCACTGCTACGAGTCCACAGGCTAACGCTTCAATGGCCGCGATACATGAAGTTTCTTCCCAAGTATTAGGATAAACAAATACATCATAGGTATGAAGTATTTTTACTAATTCATCGTGATGACAATAACCTTTATAATTAACATTCTTTAGATTTCTAGCTTTATCATACAAAGGTTTGTATTGATCATCAGCTTGTTCTTTGAATTGATCCCCATATATTTGTGTGCTTGAATATACATCTAGTTCTACTTTATCAGATTTAACTAATTCCATAGCATCTAATAAAACATCAAGTCCTCGCCAAGGAGTTGAAGTATAAACTAATTTAATTTTATCTTTACGTTTAAAATCTTTTTTTAATACTAGATCATCAGTAAATCCATTCTTAATGACTAAAGATTGATCTGTTGGAATATCAAAGAAGTATCTATACTTCTCATATACCCAATGAGAATTGAATACATACCAATCATATTTACCGTGATTTAATTTGTTCTTAAACCAAGGATGAAGATTAGGTTGATCGTAACTGTTTTGAATCCATAGAACATTAGTTTTATCTATAACTACAGGACTTCTTTCTGGTACGGATAGTTCTAATTTAATTTTAGAAAATAAATCTTTAGATACGTATTTTTTTAAATACGCTAATTGTATTTCAGTTCCACCAAACGGCTGCATTATTTAGTTTTACCAATAACCTGTAAAGATGCAACTGTTATTTTTAAATCTCTTTGTAAATCTTCTGCTTTAGTAGGCGTACTAGGGTCAGCCACATCTGCATGAAATTCATCAATAGTTGCGTATGTTTGTCCTGTAATTTTATTTAATATTGTTTCTTCTGCTTTTGCAGGAAGAACTGGAACCTCTACCCCATCTACTATTATTGTTTTATAATCCATAAACTTTAATATATACTATTATCGTCTACCTTGTCCACGATATTCTTTATGGTCATTTCTTTTATTTGGACTTTTTGAGTGTCTGCCTGGTCTTTTTTTATTGGTATGCTTAACAAAGGCTCCTGAACCGTTACTTACTTTTCTAGCCATTCTGATTTTTTCTACTTAATAAAGCATAAGAAATTTGTCCTGATACTACATTAGATACATTAGCTTGAAAAGTTAAATAATCACTTTCTTCTAATACTAAAGTATTATGTACAGCATTATCATGAGAATCTGCAGCTACTTTGACATGATAAAATATAGCACTTCCATTAGTTTTATTTAAATAAAAATTACAATCTACTGTATTATTATGTATATTTGAAACACTAATTTCTTTTACAATTGTTCTAGTTGTTGCATTAACTGTAAGTGTGGTAGTTAAATTTGTTGTGGCTAATCTATAAGTTTGACTTTTATATTCTATTGTCATTCTGCACCGCTTCCAATTAAAAACCAGTTAAATGCTTGTAGCTCTTCATTTAAATCTTCTTGAAAAGTTGTATTTAATTGATTTTGTAAAGTTTCTAATACTTGATTAATTTGTCTAAAGTTATCAACAGTATAAGGTTCTCTAGGTTCTGGTATGTATAAATTAATTTTTGCCATTAATTATATCCTAAAGCTTCATCTGTATTGATACCGTCTGGATCTGCCAATATATCAATCCTACGTACTTCTGTAACATTAGGAGTATCACTTAAGAAATAAGGTTTAACTTGATTTATATTATAAGAAGATATGTATTCTTTTTGTTGAATACCATTACTCCCAGAAATAAGATAATAAAATTTATATGTAGCCATAATTATGTTTGAGGGAAACTACCACCAAGACCATCTTGTTGTATATCCACTCTAAATATTCCGTAGCGCCAGTTATCATCTATAGCATCACTATCTATTCTAATACTAGCAAGTCTTCCTCTAGCGCGAGTATCTACTTTATCAGTTGATGTGTCTATTGTAAATGGTCCTATAAATGTCTCTCCTTTAACAGTTGTTGTATCTGCAGGATATGATCTTAAATAAATAGTAACGTCTGCACTTCCTTCTAAGTTTTTAAAATCTGGTATAAATCTTCTAATCTTTAAGAAATACTCTCCATTACCATCCTGATCTATTTCAAAGTCTCCTGATCTAACATAAGCAGCTATAGCGTTAGTTGTAGTTCCACCTGTATTTATAATTTCGTTTTTACCTTTTTCTTGAATGAAATAATAAGAAGCTCCAGCTGTTGCTCCATTAATAGTTGGTACTGTTGGTGTAGCTGTTGTATCATATTTAGTTGCATATGGAAATTTAAATACTTTAGAATCTTCATATGTAGTTCTAGCTAAATCTCCAGTAACCCATGAGTTTTCTTCATAATTGAGCGTAACTACTCTATCTATATTTGTTACTCCCGCTTTACAATAGAACCAATTTATTTCTGTATATAAAGTATTTAATCCACAATATACTTGTGAACCTTGTGAAAAGTTAATTCCTAAATTGTCCGTACCTAGAGTTTTAAATACAAAGTCTTCTACTAAACAAGATACATCACTAACTGTTCCATCAAATTTAAAAAATCCTCCAGAATCACCCATCCACCAAACAGCTCCGTTTACGAACGCTAAAGCATGTTTACCAATAAGTCCACAATTAGAACCTACTTTTCTTATACTGAATGTATAAGGAGGCCCTACAAATTGAATTGTATAAGCTGCAGTATCTGTAATAACTAATATATAATCTTTTGCTCTTACGGCACCAACAATAGTTGTACCGTCATCTAATCTAAATGTACCCGCTGTATTTGTAGAAGTTGGTACATAGTCTTCAATATCTTCTTGATCAGAAAATCTTATAAACATTGGATCTTGAGTATTAGGATTTCCAATAGCTGTTTCTGTTCCTAAATGTAATAAATGTCTATCTCTATCTGATACTATAGTTTGAATAGTAGCTGTCGGGTTATTTGGAATTAGTGTTGCTCTGTTTGCAGTTCCAGCACCACTTGCTGGATACCAAATAAATGTCTTGCCGTTTTTAACAGTTGCAATTAAATTTTCTCCAAAGTTATCTAATGACCAATCGGCTGCATCAATGGTTGCATTAGAAGTTGTTCTTGGTGTTCCCCACGTAGATAAACCCCAAGTACCTGTTCCCCAACCATATCCTAATGATGCAACTAATGGACCTGGATTAACATAAGGTGTTGTAGTAGCTGATCCTTGAGAGGACATTCCTGTTCCTGTTTCAGTTACAGCCATTGTTATTGTAAATGTTCCACTTGTAGGAGTTGAAATAATTTCAAATGTATTTGTTGTAAAATCAGAAGCTACAAAACTAGTTACTCCACCACCTGGTAATGTTACAGAAGTAAATAAAATGTATTCTCCAATTTCTAAATTATGTGAAGCTTTATTAACTGTAACTGTTTTAGATCCTGTTGTAGATGTAAATGTACAGCTTGTTAATGTTCTGTCTGTATCTAAAGGTGTAATATCATATAAACTATCTGCATCGTAAACATATAAACATTTATTAGTTCCGAGAGCCGCGTAACGTCTGCCAGTTAAATCGGTCCACGACCATTGTGCTCTTGCAGCGCCAGCTATTAATTTATCTGTAATCTGTTCCCAACCCCCTAATTTTTCAGGAGATCCATATCTAAATCTAACGTTATTACCATCAATCCATTCGCCCATAGCTTGAGAAGCAGTGGCTTGTTTATTAAACCCTGATTTTAATGGTATCTTAACTAAAGGCATATTCGGTATTTTATACTAAAATACCTCACTAGTAAATTAAGAGCCTAATTTCTTCCACGTTGCAGGACTTGGTATATTGTGCTCTGATACAACATTAGGTTTCATTGTTAGCATAATATCACCAGAAATTGATATTCTAGGTTTATTAGTAGTGTTTACTTGAGTTTCATGAAATATCATACTTGGAAATACAATCAAGTTTCCTGTTTTAGCTGGGTAGATTGCACTTGCATAATTTACTTCTGTAAATTTACTAAAGTATTCTTTTCTTACTGGAATGTTTAATCCAATTTTACATAATTCATCATCTAGGAATACTAAGTCACCTTGTTCTTCTGCATAAGGATAATAAACAAAACTATAATGAGAAGCCATGTGTCTATGCGAATGAATATACTGATCTTTAACAGCAAACGTTGCCCAAGCCTTAGTTATATAAACCTCTAATAATTCTAAACTAAGATGTTGGGTTTCTAATGCTTCTATTATCTTTGGTTGAATTGCATCAAATAACTTTTTAAATCTTTCATCACGGTGGATACCATCATTTATAGATTGTAATTCATGTGGTTTAATGTCCGTAGTCCGTGCATACTGAATATTGGTCGGTGTAATTTCTTTATTAATTAATGGAATTATTTCTTCATTAATTTCTTTAAAATTATCTAAAGCTGTAATATAAATAGCTTTACCAAACCACTTGGATATATTGCCCATTACTAATGAATATACTTTATTTAAATAAAGTCAATTAAGAAACTCTTAGAAATCTGTATACAATTTCACCGTTTCCACCAACAGCACCCAGTGTACAAAAACCATATCCTTGATTACCATATTGAGCTCCACCACCGCCACCTCCAGAACCTCTTGTTCCTGCAGTAGCGTTAACGTTTTGTCCTTGAGGAGATCCTGCTCCTCCTGAAATATTTCCTGCATAAGAGGCTGCACCAGTACTTCCACCTATTTGACAGTTATCTCCACCACAATTTCCATTATTACCACCATCTGCTCCATTACCTGATTGATTAAAAGTTCCTACAGGTCCACCTGTACATGTTGAAACAGTTACAACAACACCTGATTGATTAAAAGATCCAGATGTAATTGCAGTTCCTGAAATAGTTGAAATTCCAGCAGTTCCTGCAGTATTAGTTCTAATTGGACCTTGACCACCTCCACCTGTTCCAGATGCTCCGCCTCCACCTGTTAATGAAAATATACTTCCTGTTGTAGATCCTGATAATGAAGTAGTATTACCAGAACCAGCTGTACCATTTAATTTACTAGTATTTGTACCACCGTATGTTCCAGCATTTAATGTTAAAGTTTCTCCAACAATAACTGAAAATATTTTATCTGATATATAAGCACCCGATCCACCAGCAGCTCCTGCTGATTCTCCACCTGCTTTATCATAATCACAACCTATATTACCACCACCGCCGCCACCTACAGCTGCTTGAACATGAATAGCATTAGCTCCAGTTGGTACTGTTGTAGTTGTAGAAGTTCCTGTAACTGTTACAAATGATGTTGCTTGAAATGCAATAAATACTGTTTTCCAATTTCCAGATACGTTAGCATATCCTTCATCAACGGATTTCCAAGTTCCAGATACCTTTCCTGAAATATCTGTAACTGTTTTGAATGTACCCGAAACATTTGCTGAAGTTACGGTCATATTTAATTAGGCTGTATATTTAAACCAAAGATCTCCATCAGCTCCGCCTGCTGGATTAGATGTACTAATTGTAAATTTTCTAAGTAATTTATTAGCTGTTACTGCATCGTTTGCAATTTTATCAGAAGTAACTGCGTTAGAAGTAATTTGTGTTGCTGTAATTGCACCATCTGCAATTTTAACTGTTGTAACTGCTGTTGCATTAATTTTAGCTGAAGTAATAGCGCTATCATCTATTTGTGCAGATCCGATAGTTCCACCTAAGTTAGTTAAACTAACTCCATTAATATTTGTTCCATCTGAATAAGCAAGATATGCTTTACCGTTTTCTGTAGTAAATCCTGATCCAGAAGTTGTTTTAAAAGTTAAACTATACGCACCATGAGTTACTGAATCTTTTACAACGTAAAATTTTTCAATACCATCTGGTAAGTTAACTGTAGAATTTGCTGATAATGTTCCTGTAAGTTCAAGCACCATATTTCTAGCATTAGAAATAGTTGCATTAGACATTGCTAACGTTGTAGTTGTTGAGGTTAAAGCAAGTGATTGATAACCTGCAACTGCTTGTTGTATTAAATTCCAATTAGAGTTAGTTTTATCTCCCCATGTGTTAGAGGCTTCCCCCGTAACCATTAACTCTAGTTTAAGATCTGTAGAATATGATGATGGCATAATTAAGCTATTATATTAGTTTTAAGCCGCAATATCAACCACCGACCAAGTACTAGTTGTGTTGGTACTTACTGTTGCCCATGTATTTGTAGTGTTTATATCAACCACGGCCCAAGAGATAATCAAAGGAGAGTTAACATAAGTTGTCATTTGTACTCCAGTAAGCTCTACACCAATACTAATTACTACTGTTCCTGTAGTTGTATTTAAAGATACTCCTGTAACATTAACATCTATGGATACTGTACCTTGAGCAGTTCCAACTGTAGATTGTAATAAGTTAGTTGATAAAGTTACATTAGCATCAGCTATTGTATTTTCATCACCTAAAGCAACTGTTAATAAATTAGTAGTAGCATCTACTATAGCGTCTGCATTAACCACTACAGTATTAACTGTAGTTTGTAGTAAGTTAGTTGATACCTCTATTAAACTTACTGCTTGAGCATCTACACTATTAACAGTTGAATTTAATTGTTGTCCTGTTAAAAATTCTGCAAATGCAATATCAATTTCTACTACATTAACTGTAGATACGAGAGCTGCTTCTGCTCCTGTAGCAATATAAACATTTCCTCCAGCTTCAATTGTTACACTATCAATAGTGAATTGGATTAAATTTGTGCTTACATTAATTGCAACATCAAAATTAAGATCTACGTTACCTTGGAATATATTTAATAAGTTTGTATCTAAATTTACTGTTGCTGTACCTATTAAAGATAAATCACCAGATGTAATAGTTAATAAATTTGTAGAAATTTGTACATCTACATCTACAAAAGTAGAAACATCTGATATGGCTGTTACAGCACTAACCCCCGTAAGCTCAACGGTTTGATTTATAATACCTTCTGATGAAAAAGGTGCTTCTGCAAATGCTGTTGCGCCAAAAAACATATAATAATCCTATAATGGGAAGGGTTGGTGTATAGGTGGAAGACCCCTCCCAATATAGAATTATATCATATTGTTAATGATGCCTAAAGTATTAGCTCTGTTAAATTCTTATTGTTACCAATAGTGCCTTTAATAAATACATTAAAAGCTAGACTAATTCTTGTATTATCTCCTTCTTTAGTTTCAACCATATGAGTTAAAGAAGATGGAAATAATATAATATCTCCTGTTTTTACAGTAAACCACCAAGTTTCAGAATTGTATAAATTCCAATCTTTAGTTTCTGGTTTAATAGCTTGATATGAATCTTTTTTAAAGAATTTTATTTTATCAAATTCTTCATGACAATTAACATAAAACACTCCTGATACTAATGAATTAGGATGCTCATGTTTATGATGATATTGATTTGTTTCAGTATAATTTAACCAAGATTGTGTAATAAAAGGTGTCACTGCATCTGTATAAGATAATACTTTTTTAAAGTAATCTTCTACTCTTAAATATAAATCTTTTTTTAATGAACTAAATACTTTTTGGTTTAATATATAATTATCATTAGAAGTAATATTACCTTCGTTTTTGTAAAAATCTAATTTTGTTTTATCAATAAATGATAATTCTTTTTTAGTAAGTTCTCTGTCTAGTTTTGACATATAGACAGGTATTGGAAATATTCCGTTTATTGTGGATTCAATCATTAGGATTGATTATACTAAATTAAGATTGTTGTAAATCCCAATTTTTAGTAGTTTCATTCCAATTATATTTTTGGCTATCTGTTGGATAAGCAACTGGAGCTTCCCATAAACAAGTATTTTCATTTAATACCCAACTATTATAAGGCTTAGGTGGAATGAAAGCATCTCTTGTTTGATCGTATTGATAACCTATTCCTGCAAAGTTTTTTCTAAAGTTTCCATTATAAGAAGTTTGTTTCCAAACATCTCTTGTATTATAAAGTTTATTAATAAAATCTGAACCAGCTTGTTCAGTTATTGCAATATCATTAGATACTACGATTACTTGTTCAACTATATTTCCTACTCCTAATTTTGCAAAGTGTGCCATAAATTATCCTGTGTAAGTTCCTGATGCGTTATAAACTAATATTGTGTCTGCACCTGATGTTGTAACTGTTGGAGAACCTGTTGTTGTTCCTGAATAATTAGTTGTTGGCATACGAAGTATTACTACTCCTGAACCGCCATTTCCAGTTCTTACTGGAGAAGAAGTGTCCCAAGTTCCTCCACCTCCACTTCCTGTATTTGCTGTACCATCTCCACCATTAGAACCAGGAGAATGAGTATTTGAAGCTGCTCCACCACCACCAGAACCGCCTGTTCCAGCAGTATTGCTAGTAGCATTACCACCTCCTCCTCCTGCTCTTGTAACAGATGAACCTGTAATTGTAGAAGCTACACCATTACCACCATTTCCAGCAGTATTAGTACTAGCATTTCCACCAACAGCAGAAGCACCTCCCCCACCAGCACCAGCACCAGGTACACCAGTACCTCCAGCATAACCTTGATTTGCTGTTCCAGAGCCACCAGCTAAATTTGAACCAGAACTACCAGCACCACCTCCTCCACTTCCTCCCGAAGTTGCTGTGCTTGGAGAAACATTATATCTTCCACCTCTACCACCAGCAGTAGATGTTATTGTTGTTATTCCTGTACCTGATATTGAAGAATTGTTACCTGCATTTGAATCGCCAGAAGTTACACCTGCACCACCTGCACCTATTGTTACTGTATAAACTGTTCCTGGATTAAATGTTAAACTTGATTCTGCACTACCTCCTCCACCAGAAGAACCATAAGTAGCATTAGAAGAACGATACCCACCAGCACCTCCTCCACCACCTTGGTCATATCCTCCAGCACCACCACCTGCAATTACCAAAAAATCTGCGGAATAAGTTTGTAATGTTTCATTAGTTACATCATCGTCTGATATTGGAATCCAACCTTGTGTTGATCCTGAATAAACTAATTGTACTGATTGCCCAGCAGTATTATAAACTGGGTTTGGTGAAGTATATCCTTGAAATTTTAAAGAATTTTGATTTAAAGTTAAAGCGTTTGTTCCCCATGTTCTATAAAAATCTGAAAGTATAATTGTATTTCCAACAGAAGCTGAAGCTGGTAGAGTTACTGTAATAGTTGCCGCTGATGTATTTACAAAGTAACCTGTATTAACCGCTACTGTCATAGCAGAAGTAACTACAGTTGAAGTCCAAGAAATTCCACCACCTAATAAAGTAGCTCCTGATGCAACTGCAATAGTTTGTCCTGATGTTCCTAATGTAATAGTTGTAGCATTAGTTTGTGTAATTAATGTTGTAGAATTTGTATTTTGAATAGTATCTACTTGTAATGTAACTCCTGCTGGTGTTTTAATAGTTTGACCAGTAGCACCAACTGTAATAGTTGTACTATTTGTTTGACTGATAACATTAGTCGTGTTTAAATTCTGAAGTGCGTCTGTTCTTATAATACTAGCCATTGATCAACTCCCAGTTTTGAATTTGCTCGTTCCATTGGTATCTTTTATCAATTGAAGCATCACTTGGATAAGGTACTGGAGATTCCCATAAACAAGTTTGTTCGTTTAATATCCAACTATTATAAGGTTTTTTAGAAATGAAAGCATCTCTTTGTTGATCGTAAGTATAACCTATTCCTGCAAAGTTTTTTCTAATATTATTATTGTATGAAGTTTGTTTCCAAACATCTCTTGTATTATAAAGTTTATTAATAAAATCTACTCCAGCTTGTTCAGTAGTTGCAATATCATTAGATACTACAATCACTTGTTCAACTATATTTCCTACTCCTAATTTTGCAAAGTGTGCCATTATGCTGTGTAACTCCCTGAACCAGTATATGTTAAAATTGTATTTGAACCAGATGTAGAAACTGTTGGAGAACCAGTTGTTGTTCCTGAATAACTAGCAGTTGGTATACGTAGTATTACAACTCCAGAACCTCCAGTTCCAGCTTCTCCTGAATAAACTCCTCCACCTCCTCCTCCAGTATTTGCAGTTCCAGAAACACTTGGTGTTGTATCTGGATAGTTTCTTCCATTTCCTCCACCACCAGTTCCACCTGTTCCTGCTGTTATAGCTTCTCCACCACCTCCACCCCCACCTGCTCTTGTAACTGAAGAACCTGTAATTGTTGAAGCAACTCCATTACCTCCATTACCACCTACAGAATTTGTTCCATTAGAACCAGCGGATCCAGCACCTCCACCGCCTCCACCACCTTCAACACTTTCATCAGTACTTGTTCCACTACCTCCACCATATCCTTGATTTGCTGTACCAGAACCTCCTGGTCTTGATGAACTTGATGGTCTTCCTCCACCACCTCCTCCAGATCCACCATTAGCACCTGTTCTATTTGCAAGTACTGTACCAAAACCTCCTCTACCTCCACCTGCTGAGGTTATTGTTGTAATTCCTGTTCCTGAAATTGAAGAATCAACACCATTTGATGCAGTAATAGAAGGAGTCTCTCGACCACCAGCACCTCCAGCACCAATTGTAATTGTATAAGTGTTTCCTCCTATAAAACTTAAGCTTGATTCTGCACTTCCTCCACCACCTGATGTTCCAGCAGATGTTCTATAACCTCCAGCTCCACCACCTGCTCCTCCAGTAAATCCACCACCACCCCCACCCGCTATTACTAAAAAATCTACTGAATATGAACTTGGTGATAAAGCATCTGTGCCATTATTTACTCCAGACGTTGGTAACCATCCACGTGTTGAATCCACATAATTTAAAATTACTGATTCTTTATTTGTATTTATTACTTTATTTAAAGTTCCACCTTCTAATTTATTTCCATTAGGATTAACTGTAATATTATTTGTTGAAGCATAACCTGAATAATCATTAATACCTACTATACTTCCAAATGTTGGTGAAGCGGGTAATGTAACTGTTATAGCAGCTGTTGACGTGTTTACAAAATATCCTGTACCAGAAGATACTGTTAACGCTGAAGTTACTAACGTTGAAGTCCAGTTTAATCCGCTATTATAAGTCGCACCAAATCCAGAGGAACTCGCACCACTAGCTAAAGTTACTGTTTGACCAGATGTTCCAATTGTAATCGTGGTTGTATTTGTTTGTACAATTAAATTACTTGAATTTGAATTTTGAATAGTACTAGCTTTAACAATACCTCCTGTATAAACAACAGTATCGGTAGAAGTACCAATGGTAAGTGTATTACCACTATAAGATACAATTTCATTTACTTTAAGTGTTGGCATTTATTTATTCTCCAATGCTGTTAATCTTGCTTCTAATTGTTCAATCTTAATAATCGCTTCTTGAAGTGCCTTTGTTAATAAAGGAACTAATTTAGATTGATCTATTCCTTGTGGTGATATATTTCCTTTTTCATCAACAGCGTCTTTTTCACCACTTATTGCTTCAGGGATAACTTCTTTAACTTCATGTGCGATAAAACCATCAAATGTTGTTGTAGAATCTGCTTTAAAATTAAATCTTGCAGGTTTTAATTGTTTTAATCTTGTTGTTGCATCAAAATTATAATTTACATTTTCTTTCAAACGATAATCTGAAGAAGTATTAAAAG